CAAGCCGAGGCACAAACAAAATCTATTGATCAACTCAATGCGAATTTTTCTTTGTTCTTGCGTGAATTATCTGAAGATGACAGTGCTGAGCGAGAAGATAAAAGAGAAGCATCAGTTAGAGGCGGCGCGCCACCAGCTGCAGCTCCTGCAGGTGGAGGTAGTTTATTCGGCGGTAAAAGTCTATTAGGATTTGCAAGTGGTATTGGTGCAGGCATGCTTAAGCGTGGTGTACCAGGTTTGATTGCAACAATGTTTGCAGATGAAATTGCTGATTATGTTTATGATCAAACAGGCAGTGCTGAGCTTTCAGATGCAATTGGTAGATCTATTACTTTCGGTGGAATTGGTTTAATTTTTGGTAAAAGATTTGGTGTACTAGGCGCTGCTATCGGTGCACTGCTAACTGATGAAAACAAGAAAGCACTTACTGGATTAGGAGAGACAGTAGAAGGTATTGCAAAAGATTTAGGAATTTTTGAATTAGGATTTCCAAGTTTATCAGGCATATTTACAGGTATTAGTAATGCGTTTGGTAATACAGTAACTAATTTAGATAATTTATTAAAGGGTGATTTTGATAAGCTAGATGTTCTAGGCTCGCTTGAAGATTTGGCTATTACTGTTGGCAGTTTATTTACTCTGTTCATGCCAGGAAAGGCTATTAGCCTTGCACTTCGTGCTTTAACAAAACCATTTAGAATGGCATTTAATGCAGTACGAGGTACTGCGACTGCAGCAAGTGCCGCAGGTGTTACAGCATCGACTGCAACTGCATCAACGGCTACTGCTGCAGCAAGTACAGTAACAAAACCTAGGAATTTTACTGTAAATAAAGCTGGAGAATTTATAGGAAAATCTGGTAAAAAATTAACTGGTGCTGCATTAGCCACGGCTCAAGCTACACAAGCTGCAGACACTGCAAAGTTAGGAAGATTTAATAAACTAGTAGGTTTTGCAAAAAAGGCTCCATTATTAGGTAGCTTAGTTTCATTAGGCCATATTGGTTATATATTGGCTAGCGATCAATCAAAAGAAGATAAAGTTGCTAATGTTACTGGAGCATTGGGTGGATTAGCTGGTGCTACAGGCGGTGGATTACTTGGTGGTCTGCTAGGTACTTTAGGGTTTCCAGGAATTGGTACTGTAATTGGCGGTGGAGCAGGTAGCGTATTAGGTTATTTTGCTGGTGAATATATTACTAAAGCGTTAGCTCAGTATTTACTCGATATGCCTATTACAGCTTTTCCAGATTGGACTGGCTTAAATGATATGATGAATAATAATGTGAAAACTGGTAGTGGTGGAACAGCAATACAGTCGGGTGGCAATGCAGGAGAAATTGATGTAGGTAGTAATACCGTACCACAAAATACTAAATCAGATAATCAACCTTCGGCTATGAGTATTGCCAATGCTTACAATCAAGCTTCACAAGGTGGGTCTGGAACAAGTTATGTGGATGCATCAAATAATGTTTCTAATTATACTGACGCATCCACAAATCAAGGTATTACAGTGCCATTCGCAGGATCAGGAGATCCTTACGCTAACATGTATGTAGGTTAAGCTTCTTCGTTAGCCAACTTAGCAAAATATGACATTGTATCATCACCGTCATCAACAGACATTTCTTCTGCTGTAACTGGTGCAGCCACTGGCATTGTTGGTGTAGGTGCTGGAGTATTCATTTGCATTTCTTGTTGCATTGATGGTGCACCCATCATAGCCTGTTCACCAAGAACCCTTGACAATTTAGCCTGCAAATCATCATATGACTTATAGTTTTTAGGATCTGTAAACTCTGCAAGAGGATGTAGCTTATTGTAAACATCTTCTAGTTTTGCTTCATCTCCAGAATAAAGACCTGATGGACTTGCAAATTCAGATTTGTCATAGTTACGATAACCCTCAACTTGACGAATCTTCAACTTAAAGTCAGCACCTTCCCAAAAATCAAATGGATTAACAGCTTGTTCATCTGCGAACTGTGGCTGCATTACATCCATAATTTTATCAAAGATTTTCTTACCAAACTTATAGAGAACTACACGACCTACATTATGAGGAGCTGATGGATCTTCTACAACAAGAGCATTAACTACGTAATGCAATCGGCGTTTTTGTGATCTAGCTTTTTCTTTGTCTTCGTCATGCCCAGAATTCCACAGTCGGGAGTTGAGTTCGCCAACAGGGTCAGGTTGACCAATAGAAGTAAGGCTGTTCTCGATATACCATTGACCTGTAGGACCTTTGAAGCCATGGTCCCAGTATCGTACCCATGGTAGATCTTCTCCTTCGGCGGCTGGAAGGAATCGTAGTACTGCATATCCGTTACCTGCCTTATCTACAGTTGGTTTCCAAACTCGGTCATCATCATAGTTTTTCTTTTCACCGCCTCCTCCAACTGCCTCTGCAGCTTGGACGAGTTTAGAGATTTGGTCACGATTGTTTTTTAGATTACTGAAAGACATATATTTTTGTTTCCTTATATTGCTGAAATATGTTTATTATTATAACACAGTATTGCTGTAATGTACAACTATTTATATTCGACTTATTCGAAAAGTGCCGAATCAATAGCATTGGTTTTTGGCAAGAAGTTGAGAGCCATAGCCTCAGCTTCAAGTTTATCTTTAATAACTGGCGATACGAATTTCTTCACATCTTCTGGTTCGATCTCGTGTTTAGTACATACATGCAAAATAGCATCCATATATGTAACACGTAGATCTACCACAGTTTTTTCGATGAGTTTAGAGAATCTACTTTTATTGAGAAATTGCTCTTCAACTGTCATTTATCCATTACCTTTAATAGTACCGTATCGACACTCATTCGACCATTAGGCACAGTTGTTTTTGTTGTGAGTGATTTCCATTCATTATCAATTTGCTTAGTAGTTTTACTAAGAACAATAGGAATAAATGCATCGGGCTTTCGAAGTCGAGTAGACCTACTCAATGATGTATCAATGTTTTTCAAAGTAGTACCACTAACTTCGAAGCCCTTTGCGGATGAAGTTACAAACTCAGTAATTACCCGTGTTTTCACATTAAAGGTAAAGAGGCGATGACTACCGATCACCGAGAGAGGAGCTACAGATACGATCTTGTAGTCATTATCCTCTTTCTTATACTTAAGTTTTGCAACTTGCTTATCTGCTGCTTTTGGTTGTTTTACACGTAATTTGCGTGTAGCCTTTGCAGCAGACTGAAGGCGATCAAGATCAGCGAGCATTGATTCACATGCTTGTACACGTTTGCGTAATTGCACGCGACTTAAGTGTGAATAACCCTCAACTGCATCTGGACATGCCTTCGTATAAGCGTCATTATAATCTTGCAACCAACCATCTACTACATAACGAACAGTTTTGGTTGCAGAGTTTGGTAAACCATGACGCCTAAACTCTTGATATAGATCTAAGGTAGCATCTTCACCTTCGATCCATTTATCTTCAAGATCAAGAAGATCTTGCATAATAGTATTACTAATCTTACGCTGTAGTCTTTCCATAGGAGAGATAGATCTTACAGCAGTAGAGTCTTTTAGTTTAGCTTGCTTCTCAAAATAAATATCTTTACCCATTGCAATGAGTTGAGATAGATATTTTGACAAAGCATCTGAATAAGTTCTAGAACGATAATCATCGTCTTCCCTTGTAGTGTGTGTCAACCAAAAAGCTGTTGCTGCTTGATATGGCACAGCTGTAAACTTATATTCAGGACAAGCAAGAACATAATCTTTATTGATTGAATTCTTCAACTTACTACGAATAAAAGTTTTAAGTACCTTCGAAATATCTGCATTTGATACTTCTGTTTGGAAATAAGACTGCACCGCTTCAAACCCTTTTTCAAGAGGAGCAGCTGCTAGTCCTGTACGATTACGACGCGGTAACTTCTTTTGTTTTTTACGCATAGCCATTATGCTGCACCTCGCTCGTCTTGTTCTTTAATTAAATCAAGTACAGAATTTGCACGATTCTCAAGAAATTCAATTTCAAATTCTGAAAGAACCATATCATCTTTAAAATTTAAGATAGCATGAGCTGCAGCCTCAGCTGCAACTTTTAATTCGCCATATTTATAGGCGTGTGATTTTCTAATAGACATTGTAGCTCCTCAGCTAAGTTTCATTTTATAGATCTATTCTACCACAGTTTTAGCCGTTTGTACATGCCTAAAACACATTTTATTAAAATTAATTTCGTCTCATTTTGGCGTATTCTTCAGGTGAATCACCTTTGCCGACTGGGACTGTGTTTGATTTGTGAAGAGTGGCAAGTCCGACAATGTAGTCTCCTGAGTATTCGTTTGCTGCTCGTTTACCTGCGATTGGCATGACGATGTCCGACGTTGGGATTGACGTACATTCTGTTGAATAGCTCGGAAGTGACGTGACATGGACTTTCTCTTTCTGTTTGAGTTGAGTAGGATGGACACCTCGTGCCATTAACCATTTATCATGTTCTGCTTTGGCTTTTTCCCAGCCAGGTTTACGATTCTTCTTTGACTGTTTTCTGTTGAGACTTGACATCCCTCGAATCATATGCATTCCGCTCATTTAGATCTCCTATCCTTTTATATGCAGTATACAAACATTCTTGTAATTCTGCAACGTTTTGTTCAAGAAGAGTAATGCGTTCTTTATCAGAAAGTTCCATAATCACTCCTTTATTCTAGATATATTCTACCATAGTTTTTTGCATTTGTACATGCTTATTTTAGTTTATTTTAATAATATGTCCACCTGCTTGAAAATTTGGTACGATTAAACGCTCAACCAGGCTTAGCTCGTCTGGATGTATAAATGCAGAACCAAACACTAATCTCTCTGTGAGATTACCGGTGAATTCTTCAGGTATATGCCAATCTCCAGCATCAAATACTACTGCTCTACCAGGTTTATTTTTAATTAACGTCGCCTCTTGCATAAATTTTCTTTTATTTGTGCCAGCTGGAGTATTTAATCTTGTAGGTTTATAATTTTTTCCTTCACTAAAATATGTACCACCGCCCCATTCATTATTCCACTCATAATTCAAATAAATTAAAATACGTTTTACTTTACCGTTAATTTGTTCTATAGCATCAGAAGTAAAATCTTGGTGTGGTAGCATAGTAGGTTTGTCTGGTACAAATCTAAATATAAATCTTAAATCGTGCCAACGATACCAATCTTTGTAAATGTGATTATAATGAGATAATATTTTTTCAGATATTTTTTTATCTTTTAAATATGCATCATGTAATAATCTTTTTGCAGTATCTTTGTGGCTATAATCATATTTTTGTTGAGTAAATTCTAAATTGTTAAGAAATTCTACATCTTCAATATCGAATACTTCTATCATGCTGAACCTATAACTAATGATGCACACTTACCACCAAAGCCAAAAGAATTATTCATTACAAAATCAACATTTGTTTTAAGAGGAGATCTTACTACATTTTCATATTCTGTATTTATGCAGTTGTAAGTATGCGGTATAATATTATGTTGTATTGATAAAATAGAATAAATTGTTTCTAAAATACCAGCAGCAGCAAACGTATGACCAATCTTTCCTTTGTTTGAAGTAACTAATAAATCGCCTATATCTTGAATAGCTTCATATTCTACTTTATCTCCAACTGGAGTTGATGTGCCATGGGCATTTACATAATCTACAGTATCTACTTCTGCATTATCTAAAGCCTTATTCATGACAATTCTTGCTCCGCTTCCGCTTGGATTTGTACGGTCAAATGCATCAGAGGCATGTGCAACTGGATATAACCATGCGTGAATTCTTGCACCGCGAGCAATAGCCTTCTCTTCACTTTCTAATATCATACATCCGCCGCCTTCACCCATAACAAATCCATCACGATTATTATCGAATGGCATAGATTTATTACCTAATGCCCGTAAACTAGAAAATACTTCTAAATCAACCTCATTAATTCCGTTATCTGAACCACCGCAGATTACATAATCATATTCATCAATAAATCTCATTGCTATATCAATACTAACGATACCAGTTGCACACGCTGCTTGAGCTGCAAAATTGACGCCAGTAGTTCCATAATATTGTGATATTAAACTTGCTGCTGAATCACATGGTTGATTCAATGCTTTTAACGGATGCATTCTTTCTCTGATAACCATATCAAACAAACCGTTTTTACTACAGCACGTAGAATAAAAAACTCCTACATTTTCACTAATATCAATTTTAGAATCTAATAAAGCTTGATGAGTGCTATGTAATGCATAGCACATAGATCTAGGCATATTTTTTAATAGCTTAGTGTTAAAATCTTCTGGATAAATATTTTCACTGGTAGGGATATGGCAATTATTTACTTTGATTTGTTTACGCGGTACGACAATATCTTCAAAGGGTTTATCGTATGAATTATTATCTAATAAGTTATCGAAACATTGGACAGAATTATTGCCCAATGCATCGATCATACCAATACCTGTAACGGCTACTCTTTTCATGAATCGGCAAGCACCTCTAGTTCTTTAAGATCGGCTTCGTTTTGAGTTTCGACATTATTATCGAGTTCTTTCCAAGCTTGAGTAGATCTAAGCTTTGATAGTAATGCAGCATTTTTAGCTACTCGAGTTCGAATAACATTTGCAGCAACTTCATTGCGATACTCAAGCAAAACGTATGATCGATATTGTGTGCCGTTTTGTACGATTACATTTTCTTTAATTGTGTAACCAGCAACGTCAGCATCTGCAATAAGATTACGCGTAACTTGTTCAAACTCAACAGCAACATTAGAATCAAAATCAGTAGCACCTAATTTTGATTTAAACGTTTTAAGCTGAGATCGAATACGACTATCAACACGATCAGCGAGAGTGGTCTTAGCTGATAGTACTGCGATATCTACTGCGAGTTGAAGATCTGGTGTGACTGCAGTACCAACTGCATATACAGCGTCATCTTCTTTTGGGATATTTGTATACCACTTAGGCATATCATCAATTTGTTTTTCGACTTGTTCAGTACGATATTCAAATTCTTTTTCAGACATTACCAAATTTGGTGGTAATTTATCACTACATGCAGATAGACCTAATACACCTGCCATTAACAAAACACTTCTCATTTTATACTCCATTTAATCCATCAACAATAAAGTCTCTCAAACCAGAATCGACAAATAGATTCTGCATATCTGGGAAAAACACTGTCATACCTATACCTATAACAATTCCCAAGCACATATTAATCATCATAAAACTCCTAGACTTAATACTACTTCTAACAACTTACTGATACTTTGATTGTTTTCTTCAGCACCAAATAAGAATTCACCTACACCACGATCCTTTGATGGCATTTCTTTCTCGATAACAACAACCTTTGGAGGTGATTTACAATCATATTTTTTAATATCATTGATAACCGATCCATCTGAATAGGTTGTTTGTTGCGAATAGAAACAATCTTGTGCGTAAGCACTAGTTCCAATCGTTATCCATAGCAACAGTATCGCGCATCTTATCGCCATAATATTTCTCCGCATATTGTGGCGCATCTTGCCAGTGGTTGTAGTTTTCGTCAAGATCTTGACCCTTTTTAGGTTCAACTTCTTGGCGAGTATAATAAGCTTCACGCTTTTTCATTGCAGCCAATCTTTTAGATGCAGCACGGATAGCATCCATACGCTCTTCATAAGTCGACTCTTTAGTGATAACAATAGCCATATTAGTTTCCTCCCAATTGTACAGTCATTTCATACCAAACATCTTCGATAATGTCAGAAATTTCTTGGCCACTTAAATGTGGCACCATGCTAAAAGCTTTAATTGTTCTCTTAGCATACTCTTCGAATGATTCAGAATCAATTGCAATACCAGCACACTTATCAATGAACTGCTCTTCAACATCCATAACATAACTTGACATACCCATTATTCTACCTCCTCAACATCAATACCATAATATTCTTTTGGATCTACTTCGAAACGACCACACTCAGACAAATAAGGATTTTCAATCCAAATACCGTTAAACTCAAAACCTTCCATTATCGCACCTCATAACCAAGATTATCATAAACCCAATCTTCACCAAGATCAGCAGCAAAAGCCATAACAACACCTTCGCGCGGATGTGTATCCATACGATCGATAAAGCTACGAAGAGAACCCATATGGCCACGCTTATACCGATATTTGGCTTCGATCACGTCATTGCGATCTTCAGCATACATTTCAGCCATATCGTTGTCAACACCCATAAATTCAACGTGGGCATTCCAAAGATTCTTTTCTAGCTTTGTAAGATTTTCTAAAAACATTTTTTGCTCCTCAGCTTTCTTCATTTTATAGATCTATTATACCCTGTTTTTTTAGGTTTGTACACAAAAAAACGCACTTTGTTTTCGAATAAAAACAAAGGCTTATCATTTTTTTTAAAAAAAGTTTTAAGACTGATAGATTTTGCGAAGCAAATCTTCGAATTGGTCTACTTTTTCTACACGATTTGGCCATAAAATATAATCCTTTTCGGGATTTTTCTTCAAATTATTGAGCAAAGGAGTAATAGCATTGTATAACTTATCAAGTTTTTCTTGATTAGTATTAGCTTTTACTTCAACATCTCCTTTTGCCTTTTCTGCATCTTGTACTGCTTGTAGTTCTGTTTCATCTACAGCGGTAAAACCGAAATCGAACATGTCATCAGACATTTCCCATTCTCCTTTGATGTGCGTAATTTACAAATATAACCCAACCAACAATAGCCCACATAATACTATGAATTAGTCCTTGAGATATGACCCAAGCAAACATTGAAACCATAATATGGTCATACCATTTTAACATTTAACTTCCTCTAACTTGGCGATTCCGGTAGGATTCGAACCCACGACCCACAGCTTAGAAGGCTGTTGCTCTATCCATCTGAGCTACGGAACCAAAAATCCGGGTGGGGCTAACCATGGCCCCACATGCACTTATTAGGGAGTGACCCCTTATTAAGCAGAGCTCTCGTATGAATGAGAGGTGCGTTCTCCTTTGTTGTGAGTCTTTCTAATGAGGGCACTCTATAATTCCCACCTGCGTCTTAAATTTAAAGTCGTTTACAGGCTTAACCGCGTTATACCGCTCGACTATAGGATTAGCAAAATCGCATCAACTGAGAGAGGAGCGAGACAGGAGCGATTTTGCTAAACTCTACCACATCCACTCAACTTCGATACCAAACTCTGGTTCTGCTTCATTTTGTTGAGTAACATGGTTAAATCCACTATTATGATATGTTTTTAGATTGATAAGTTTTTTACCAGACTTTTCATATTCCTCTCTAAGTTCTGCAAACTTATCTGTAAGACTTACACCATCACCATTATATTCGTTAAATGGATGCGTTGTAAAATAAGAACCTAATATTTCTGAAGTTCTTTCCATTATGCTGCATCCTCACACCATGCATTTTCTACTTCCATGACTGGATCTGGATTATGATCATAGTTAGAATTGAATCTTTCATAAGCCACATTCAAATCGTCCATAGTGCAACAAAGGCTTAGCAAATACCGAGCATTGCCCTTTGATGTTAAGTTAGCAATATAGTCAAACAGACCATAGTACTCCATCTGGTATTCGTACTGCTCGACAGTAGTAATACCCTGATCTGCCCAATGTGCAGGATCAGTGACAGTCATGCCATAAAAAGAACCAGGATTCTCATCCATCCACTTCTTACCTTCAGCATTCTTAGCTTCGATGTGGGCTTGCAATTCGATTTGTGATTTAGTAAACATTTAAGGCTCCTCTTCCTTCTTTATTGTAGGACCATTATACCCTGTTTTTACCGATTTGTACATGCCTAAAACGCATTTTTTTTAATTTATTCGAAATAAATCTGGTAAATTCATCCATTCTTTCCAATTAGTAGCATAAGCTTCTTCATAATCGAACATAATTTCTATTGACTCTATATATTCTATTCTTTCAGGAGGAGTAGAAGAACTATAACCAACATCAATCAGACCCCAAGATCTTGGTTTAATATTATTATTTGCGCACCACTTTTCAGCCTTTGAATCAAATGGCTTATGTTTATCGTGGGCATATATGATTGTAAAGTCTGCAGACCAATGAGATTGATTAACAATCTTTTCTGCAAATGAGTCGTTATCATGATATATGTCATACATAGGTTTACCTACGTGGCAATAATTAATACAAACTGTACCAGGTTTTTGGTTAAAATTAAATCTCGCTTGCATTGATTCATCTAATAAAAACTTATCAGGATTTTTAAAAGAACAGACAATGCGTTTACTATTAATACTTTCAAGATGGTGAATATTTACGTTATACTTAATAATGTTATCTTGTATTAATCGCGGAGCTTTATTAAAAAACTCTGGTTCCATCATTCTTTCGAAGTGTGTATGAAGCTCGTTTAGATCTTCAGTATCTGGTAAATCTTCATAAAATTTTATAAGACCTACTGATTTGCGAAGTTTTTCATAAATTTTTTCATATGTTATTTCATCATTCAAACCATAAATTCTATCACGTTCCCATATATTATTAATATTTTTTCTTACTTCATTGAACCATCTTTGACTTAGTTCATCATCGTATGGATATATGTCAATAGATTCATCATTATCAAATTTCAGTCTTAGATAATACATCTAATTTTTTGCCTTTAATTTCAATAACACCTATTTTGCCTAATAATTCCATAAATCTTGATGAATAATCTAACCAACCAGGATTAAAACTATACGCATATGGTTTAGCGTGGTGTTCCTCATGATACATACCTTCTGGATCTCCAAATGATAAAACCCACAAGTACCATGGAATGCTTCGTGTTTTAGCTTTTGTTTTATGAGCATAAGCATCAATAACACCTAATCCATGAAATTCTAAACAAGATGCTGCAGCTAAAACACTAAGGCCTTCTATACCGAAAAAAAGAATAATTAATGACCATAACGTAAAAGCAATGAATTTAGGGTAAAGACTGAAAACCCACAAATGTTTATAATTTTTTAATAAGTCGATATATATTTTTCTATTAAGTT